TGGAATATACATCATCCAACGCATCCACAAACACTGGATTGTCTAAAATAGCTTGTGCTTCCGCAGCCCGCTCGTCGATTTCATAATCAGACAGGCGGGGCTTCGGGTCCAACTGGTCCAGGCGATGCTTCTGGTCCTGGTGGTCCTGCTCCACTCATTCCTCCCATCAATTGCTGCGCATAAGGCGGTAACTGAAGCGGCGGTACTTCGCTTTGAATCGGCGTGTTCTCTGCCTCGAATTCAGCCTCGTTAACGTCCACTTGGAACTGGGCTTCGATTTTGGCCGCATCGAGAATACCCTTCACGATCATCTGGTCGCGACGAAAATCATCGTCGACGCGCAGTTTGCGATCGTTGAAATTCGACTCAGATATTTGTGTAGCCATCGTAACGCGGTTCTTCTCCATGGCTGATTGGGCCAATAGCGTAGCGGCATCCGGCTCCTTCGGGGTTGAAGCGATTTTTTGCACAATCTCTGGAGTAATCTCCCGGTAGTACCTCCCCACGTTTTTGACATTCGCAATAGCTAATATATCCGTAAGAGTATTCCGGAACTCTTCGACACCACATAGCGGGTTCTCCACACCGAATTGGGTCATGATGGCGGTCTGGGTCTGCTTCACGTCCTGCAGAACCATTAACCGGGTCGTATCCGAACCCTTCCCGAGGGTCGGGTTGACCGAAATCCGCATGGTGGGGTCGTAGGTAGAGGGGTTTACCTCCGTCCACTTACCTCGAAGCTGGATAGTGCGCTTCTGATTGGGGTGATTGACTATCTCGCGCAGCAGCCCCTTGAAAAGCTGCTTCATACCGGTTTCAGCGAGGATGCGGGCGCATAGTTCGATGCGTTCCTGCGCTCCTTGAACAATTGCGTCCACTCCGGTCTGGTTCGTGGACTGCAGAGCTTTCGGATCAACCCCCTTCGACGCATCCGAAATACCCGTGCGAGACTGTCGGAGTTGCTCCATAACCTGGAACATTTGGAAGACGGGCTGGCCCACAAAGTTGTGGTTGATTGACATCACCGAATCGGACGGAGAACCCGTGGTGCGAATCGGAGCGCCTATCTCGTCGTTAAGAACGTCGTCTGTATTTGTCGTGGTCTGGTTGAATACCGTCCGAGGCCAAATAGCCTGTGCGAGGGAGTCCAAAGACCCCCGGAGCATATTCGTCTTAATCGTTTGTATATCTTTTACGAGGTCAGCCGGGGTATCCCCTACCAGAGTATGAGGCTCAGGATCAGGACACCAAACAGCAAAATTAGCATGATCCACCACTTCATCACTAATAATATGGTGATTATCTCCGATGGTTTTAATCTGTCGTAGTTCGGCAATCCCGTCTCCATCCTTGTCGATCCGAATATAGTAACAGCCATACCGAATGTCCCAAGCATCCGTAAGATCGCCTTGGTCCAGCCCGCTATTCCGAAATAAGCGGTCCGTGGAGAAATCGTGAATCTTCGCGTCGAGATGCTCGCCCAATTCCTCCAGGGAATACCCCTGCTCGACCAAATGAGACACGTTAATAACTTGGTCGTGGCCGATCAGCGGCGCATTTTCCACGTCTTTGGCCTTCCGAGATATCCGGAACTCCTCCAACGGCACCGACTCGACTTTCGTAAGGGGCTGGGACTTCGTGAAGCGCACCCGAAGGGTCTTAAGGATACCGGGATATTGCGGATCCATCTCCTTATCCAGCACTTGGATGCTCGGATTTTCTTGGATCAGGAACTGTACTTGATCCATGGTCAGATTGGAGAATTCCTGCTCCGTAACATGATCCACTTTGTCTGTGTACCATGTCACGACACCCGTCTTGCACCGTAGGGCGTCCTTGATAATATCGTGGATAATTAGGAACCCGTCGTTATCCTCCCAAAGGATATAATTGAGATAGTCCGTGCACTGCTTGGCCATTTCCTCCTGGCCTTGGCTATTCGGCGCGCAATTCACGATGCGCTCGGATGAGGTGAAAATGCGCATCAAGGATGGTAAGATAGCCATAACGGTATCCCGGAAATCGGTCGACACCGCCGACGACTTTCCTTCCCCCTCCTGCTCGGGGTATTCACCGTAGAAGAAGTGCAAATTTTCGTCTCGATCCGGAGCGAGGACGCTCTCCTCAAAGCTCTTGGCGTCGTCGATCATCGCCCGAACAGTCGCGGCATATACGCTTTCGTCCCCCTCCGCGCTCTCGGTGGGTTCGTCGGCATAGGCACCAACATCGGTACCTCCGAATATCCGCTCCAGTTCTTGCGGATCGGCCAATGTACCCGCAATGCCTTGTCCTGGGGTTACGACGTTCATCTGTACCTCCTAGGAACACCATTACTGGTGCGTCTGAGATTTCGTCTTAGCGCTCCAGCCCCAATTCCCACCACATTGGTGCCGCCGACCATGTGCATAATCATGCCCATCGCGACAGACCCTATTCGCATGGCGTCTGCGGGATGCGAGGCCCAATTGTGGAGCGGTTTCCCCGTCCCCGTCTTGTGGTAGTTGCGGAGCGCCATGATTCCGGCCTCGCAGCGTACCTTGTCGAACCACATTGTTCGGATTGCGGCGCGCGTAGCCAATATCCCGTCCTCAACTTTGTGGTCAGGACAAACAAACACTCCAGGTAGCATGTTGTCCAATACTTCTTTTCGTGCCACCCCGGTTCCAAGTTCACGAGCTTTAATATCGTGAGGAAGTATATGGCAACCATAGGAATAAGGCTTTGATTTAATCTGAGCCACATAATGATCTAGGCCCTTGCCCGTATTCTGGTATAGATCGATCACATGAATTTCCCTGCCGCAACGCTGATAGAACCATATGACAGTTTCATCATCGATACCCAAATCCCAGGCCGTAAATACGAGCGCGTTCGGATCGTACGGGACCCCAGTAATCTGCCCCGCCATCTGGATATCGTTCATTACTTCGCCGTAATAGCTGCCTTCGATCGGCGCGTCGAAGCTGCACATCATTTCGCGGGCGAACTCGTCCGCCGTCATATCCTTCCGCATTTCCGCTACTTCGAGCGGATCCAGCGCGTCGGTCTGATCGACGGGTATGCTGAATATCTCCCAACCGCTATTTTCCTGCTCGGCGCGCTTTTTCAAATCGTGGAAATGGTCGTCGCCGTTGGACGTTCCCGAAATTACGGCCCATCCTTGATAATCTGCCAAACAAGGACGAATAACACTCCCCAACATAGTAGGATTAAGAAGAGGATACTCATCAGCGACCACTCCATCGAAGTACAAGCCCCTCATCCTTTCATAAGCTGCACTTCCGCCGTATAGGTTTATCATAGCCCCATTGGGTAGTATAATTTGTAAGTCCCCTTCTGTAACTTTCACCTTTGGTAGGACCGAAGTGTAGTGTTTGAAATACCCCCAAACTAGGTCCTTGGCCTGCGCAAAGGTAGGACCAATGTACCCATAACGGGGTGGTGGAAACGTGCGCTGATTCTCTAGGGCCTTTCGGATTATCTGATTGCATAGCGCGACCGTCTTTCCGGCTCGCCGATGCGCCACGGCGAATATCCACCTTTTATCTGAGTTGTGCAGCGCTTTAAAGTGCTCCCTTGGCACATACGGGATAGTTATCCTCGGAACTTCCTCTTCTCGGGAAGCGGTTTGTATCATGGTTTTGGTGTGGTCACCAATTTCACCGCCCACATTGCTGCTTCTTCGTAGGCAGTCTGGGCCAGCGCAGCTAAGCGCGGGTCCATATGCTTGTGTTCCTCACACAGATCGATCAGATCGGCGGAATATCTTTTAATTTTGTCTACCATATTATCCTGGGATGGGTTGAAACTCTCGCGAACACGCACCGCTCCGATGCTTCCCCACCTGTCCGAACCCTCAGGCTGCGCTTGACTCATCGATTACTTCTCCTTCAATCTCTTTAGGTTCATTCCCAAAGGATGTTCCATCCGCCCATTGGACGACAATCGTTCCACCCGGCGAGTTCTTCACGTTCACGTTGGGGCCTCCGGTACCCCATCCGCGATGCTTCCCGATATTCGTTAGAACGAATCTGCTCATCGTGTCGCGCCGAGAAGGGTCTTGTTCATCTTGCAATGCGTCAAGTACATTCGCTTCCGCTATATCCACCACCCGGTCGGCTGCTTCTTGCATTTCCGAGGATAGATACGGCGATTTCTTTACAAAATTTCTTAACCGAATGCTAGTTATTTTAAGTAGCTTAGCCGCCTGGGTTATATTCCCTGCGGCCATCCAAATAGCAGTCCGACATTCTTCCGGGTCCAGCGGAAGTTCTGGTGGCCTCTCCGAATATGGCATAGTCGGCAAGGCCACCAGGTCATTTGGGATGTTATCCCTGTCGTCCACTTAGGCCGTTACGGGCTGGTTAATTACGCCGCCGCCAGCGGGTTGACGGTATTGCTGGCCCTTCTGCCGGTCCTCTTTCGGCACCGGGTTGCGGAGCCGCATGCCCTCATCCCAAAGGGATGGCTCCGGATTCATGAAACGTGTAATGGGTGCCCCAGATGGGGTTACCACATCGTCCCACGCCGCCTTCGGTGATACGTACACTCTCGCGACTACTTCGTCCTGGTCCGGGATGTCTCGCTTGGCCGGTCCTTCGGGTGTTCCCTCTTCGCTGAGGTCGACCCATCCCAATTCACCGGGCATAAGATCGCCAGCGAATTCCTTAATTTCCTCCGGCTTGAACATCCGGTCACCACGAGGATCTTGGGTGGGAAGTGCCTCGCCTTGCGTCGCCGAATAGGTGCTCACCTTCCCGGTGGAACCCTTCGGCTTGGACTGTTGCTGGCCGGGTTGTTGCTGGCGCTTAGTTTCTTCCTCGCGCTTTTTCTGCTCTTCTTGCTGTTTGCGCTGCTCTTCCTGCTGCTTCTTGGCGCGCTCCTCGTTGTCTTTACGAGTCTGCTCCATTTCCTTCTGTTGCTGCTCGGGTGTCTTGTCAGCCATAACGAATTCTCCCTAGAGAGGGTTAAGTGTGCACACATTTATACTACCACGCGGGCGGGCGCGTGTCAAGATAACCGAATACTATATACTACCGGTCCGAACGGTGCCGAATAGTATTTTCTCGGGAATCCGACTCGTCGAATCCAGTTGGTTTAGGCGCGGATTTGTACATCTGGTCATAGTCGGCGCGCTTGTCCACGTTGGATGTCATATAGTCTGTAATAGGCGCACCAGTAGAAGTTATAAGTGCATCTTCGTCGCCCAATGGGATCTTAGGGTTAGCCAAAACATGACAGGCAGGCTGCTCGGACCCTTCCGTCGGGGGATTGGGGTGAGCGGGGCCAATAGGGGTCCCAGCTTCATCCAATGGCAGCCAACCATAGGCACCCGGCCAAAGCTTGCCAATATAATGATCATACGGTCCAGCCATTTGCGCACTCCGTTGAAATGATTGGGGAGTATAGCACAGCGAATGGGGAGGTGTCAAGTGACGTGCAGGTATACGCGCGCTTCGAGGCGTTCAGCGTCGAAACGGGTCCCCGCTTACAACCTTCGGTTGTAAGCGGGTTTGGGGGGTTCAACCGCGAGTTGTAGGAACGCGGTCCTAGTTGTAGGACGAAGGTCCTATCTCGGTTGGCACGGCGCTTGCAGGATACAACTTAGGACTCTGGTCCTACAATCGGGTCGTGTACAACTGTCGGTTGCTGGACAGCGCGATCGCGGCGTGGTATTGTTGCGCATGGGACGAGGCGACTGCCCCGAGGGGGCGGCCCGTCCCGAGGAGAGAACGACAATGGCGAAGCGAAACAAGGCGGCAGAGGCGATCGTGGTCGAAGAGGCGATCGCGCAGGCAGAAGCCCCAGCGGCACCGGTCGAAGTCCACGCGGAAGTCCAAGCGGACAACGCCAAGGCGAACTCGGTCGTGAAGACCGCATACAAGAAGCGATATGCGGAGCGCGCGGCGGGTGCCGGTCTGAAGCGGAAGGCGGCGCAGCGGAGCGCGTGGGACTGGCTGGCGCAGAACATCGCCGGCGAATGCCTCGACGACAAGGACCGGATCTCGATCGAGCGGTTCTTGGCCCTGCTGGACGCGAATGGCGTGGACCACTCCCGCTGGACGAACCGCAACAAGGGCTGGGAAGGCAGGCTCCGAATGACCGGTCGCCTCGCCCTCCAGCGGGTCGTGGCGGAAGCGATGCTCCTGAAGACGGCGGACGGCGAAGAGATCGAAGCGCCCGCCGAGTGGGTGGCGAAATACGCCCACTAACGAAGACGGGGCGGGCCTCGCGGCCCGCCCTTTTTCGTACGCCACAAGGCGAAACGTTTCGCCCGAGCACGAAAAAACCCCCGGCGTGGAAGCGCCGGGGGTGGAAGACTATCGAGAAGCTATGAGCGCCGCACGAAACGGTGCCAGAAGGCGATCCCGCTTCACCATCGAAATCGCCCCGTCGAAGTACGCACGCCAGATTTCAGCGACAGCAAGAAAATCGTACATTTCGCTCTCCATTGTTGACGCGCCAGTGTAACACGACGCGCAGCGCTCGTCAAGTTGTGCTTCGATATTCATGAACACGAAACGCCTCGCTGCGACGAAAAGCTTCGCACTAGAAGTAGCGAAAAATACCTTGACAGCCGCGCCGCGCATGGTCTGTCAAGTATAGCTTCGTGGTTCGCCGCGCGAGGCGCTTCGCATTATGCGAGCTAAACGCTTCGCAGCGTAAGCCAAAGCCCGAACGTCCTCGGGCCATACGCATAGCCTCTTCCTACCACTGTTTCCTAGCAGGCAGCGGCCCCGAATCGTTCCCCCTTTTTTACACACACCTCCCTTATTGTGCCCCTCCCTTTTTCCCCACATGTAAAAACTCCCCCCCCACAGGGTAGTAAAGAGTGGTAGGAAGAGATTGAGGGGCTGCTGCGTATTCCAAGTCCGCCATCGAAAATTGGCTTGACAGCGCCGCGCCCCCGTGTTATAATTGGCCCACGGTCCGAATCCGCGGACCCGAACGGAGCACGAACAATGAAACTGACTAAGCAAGAATGTCGCGAAATAGCGGACTTTCTCGACCTCCTTCACGACCTCTATAAGGCCAAGAAAAACCACAGCCCCGCCATTCTCGCCCACATAAAGCGTATGGAACAAAAGCTCGAAGAGGGGTGCCTTCCATGACAGAACCAGCGAATGTGGATTTCGGTTGGCTTCAAGTGAACGAGGCCACCGACAAGGACGGCTTCTATCTGCAGGACAGCCCAGAACTCCGCGAAATCGAGCGCGCCGCTCTCAAAGCTTTGGGCGCACCCGACACAGACGAAATCGAGTTCGTTTCGATCCAGCCCGAGGACCGGGACAGCGCAATGGTCGAAGCCCGAGTAACCCCAGCATTCGCCGCGTGGGCCAAGGCCCACCAAGAAACCGGCGAAGAATGCAGCCAGGACGAGAACGGCAATTCCAACCTCGTCTTCTACACCGCAGAGTTCGAAATCGGCAAAGGCAAAGAATGGGGGACAGGAGAATGAGCGAATACGAACCAGTCAAGCTCTTGGTCATCAACCGCGCGGCGCTTACAGTATCCCACGCGGGGACTATCGAAGAGGCCGACAGGCTATCTT